TCTTCCGATCTGAGGAGAAAGGGATGACTAAGACCATACAGGCGGCGGCAGAAGCCCACATCAGGGAGCATCTGGCATTTGAATACCGTAAACAGATTGAAGAGCAGATGGGTGTTCCATTACCTGCTGAAGGAGAGCCGTTGCCAAGGGATGTGGAAGAAGAACTATCCCGTGTTGTTGCACAGGCTGCTGGCAAACTATTACGCAAGGATCAGGCAGAAGCTCAGGAAGAACTTATCCAGCAAAGACTTCAAGATCCTATATACCAGCAACAAGAGAAGGAACTGGAGATACGGGAACTCGATGTCAAGAGAAAGGCGGCGGCAGATCAGCTTCGAGCAGAGGTGGAACTGGAAAAAGCAAAGATCAAGCAGGAGACAGAAGAAGAACGTATTGCCTCTCAGGAAAAAACAATCGGCGCACAGATTGGTGCAAAGCTGGCAGGTACAGTTATAGAAACAGAAGCCAAGACAGAAGAGCTGGATGCCAAAGAAAAGATGGAAGGCGCAAGGCTGGGCGTAGAGATGGCAAGAGAAATATTATCTAAAGAGAAATCAAATGGCGATTAAACGTGGGCAGGAAACTTTTTCTGGTTACAACAAACCAAAGAGAACGCCAAACCACCCAAAGAAATCCCATGCTGTTCTAGCTAAAGAGGGAAACAATGTAAAATTAATACGCTTCGGAGAGAAGGGTGCAAAGACAGCAGGCAAACCCAAGGCAGGGGAATCCCGTGCAATGAAAATGAAACGTAAATCTTTTAAAGCTAGGCACGGTAAGAATATTAAAAAAGGAAAAATGTCAGCGGCATACTGGGCTGACAAGGTGAAGTGGTAGTGGCAACAAAAAAGAAAACAAAGTCTAGGGTTAATGAAGCAGGAAACTACACCAAGCCTACTATGCGTAAGCGTTTGTTTAATAAGATTAAGTCTGGTGGTAAGGGCGGTAAGCCAGGTCAGTGGTCTGCACGTAAGGCTCAGATGCTTGCTTCTCAGTATAAAAAAGCAGGCGGTGGTTATAAGTAATGGCGTTAAAAAAATCTCAGAAATCTTTAAAGAAATGGACAAAACAAAAATGGAGAACTAAATCTGGCAAACCTTCCTCTAAGACTGGAGAGAGATACTTACCAGATAAAGCAATTAAATCACTGTCTTCCAAGGAGTATGCCTCAACAACAAAAGCAAAAAGAGCTGGGACAAAAAAAGGTAAACAACATGTGGCACAACCAAAGAAGATTGCAAAAAAAGTAAAGAGGTACAGGACATAACATGGCAATAGAAGAACAGCTACCATCACTATTACAAAAAGTATTACGTGAACAAATGAACGAAGCTGCAGATCACCTCGCTACAGGAGGTGCAAAGGATTATAATTCGTATGCTAATATAGTTGGAAAAATCGAAGGACTAGCCTTCGCAGAACGGGAGTTACTCAATCTGGTAGAGAGGTTTACCAAGGATGAGGACTAACGCAAGGGCAACTACCACGCCCTGTAAAGTGGTAAGCAAAAGAGGTAAACATGACGACAAAGAAAAAAGAAGCTGTTGTAGACCTTGAGAAGCACAGAAGCGCAACTCAACTCCCTACTCCACAAGGATATAAAATCCTTATTGCCCTGCCTGACCGTGAAGAAAAAACGGAAGGCGGTATCTATAAACCAGATTCCCTAACAGACTTGGAAGAGATAGCAACTGTTTATGGTTTTGTTATTTCTATGGGGCCTGACTGTTATAAGGATGAGAAGAAGTTTCCTACAGGACCTTGGTGTAAAGAAGGAGATTTCGTAGTCTTTAGAGCCTATCAGGGAACTCGCATCAAGATACATGGCAAGGAGTTTCGTCTTATTAACGATGACACTGTAGAAGCAGTTGTCGAAGATCCACGGGGGTATACAAGAGCATGAGCGAAGAAACACAAAACATAGAAGCAGAAGAATCTGAACAGTTAGATTTTGAAGTAGAGGAGATAGATGATCGTCCAGTAGAGGATCGTGTTGAACCTAAGATCAACGCAAGCAAAGACTTTGATGTATCTGATGAAGAGATTGCTTCTTATTCTGAGAATGTTCAGAAAAGAATTAAACAGCTCAAGTATGAGTTTCACGAAGAAAGAAGAGCCAAGGAAGCGGCACAGCGTCAGAATGAAGAGGCTATAAAGATTGCCCAGAATCTGGCAAGCGAGAGAGATAATCTTCGTCAAACTATAAACAGAGGTAATGAAGCGCTGTTTACTGCAACCGAGTCTAAGTTAAATACAGACCTAGATGTAGCAGAAAAAAACTTTAAAGAGGCTTACGAAGAAGGTGATGCTGATAAAATATCAGAAGCCCAGCGTAAACTAACAGAAGCATCTGTGGATAAAAAGAATTGGGAGCAGTATAAACCACCCCCAGAAGCAGAGGTTAAAGAGGAAGAACCATTACCAAATGGTCAAGAACAGCCTCAGGTAGTTGTTGACCAACGAGCAAAAGCGTGGTTAACTAAAAATCAGTGGTTCGGCAACGGACCTGATAAAAACGCTGAGATGACAGGATTTGCATATGGTGTTCACGAAGACTTGGTTAGGTCAGGAGTTGACCCGAATACTAGGGCAGATGAATATTATGCTGAAGTCGATAAGCGCATACAGGAAAGGTTTCCTGAACATTTCGGAGAAGAAGCTAGTCGTGAGGAAACTTCCGCTCCGCAACCCGTGGTTGCTTCTGCTCGTAGAAGCAGTGGTAAGACACGCAAAGTACAACTCACAAAAACTCAGGTTGATCTCGCCAGGCGACTTGGGATCACTAAAGAGCAATATGCAGCTCAGATAGCGAAGGAGACGGCGCATGGTTAATGACACTGATAAAGTTGAAACCCAAGGACGAGAGTCCAGAGAACATGAAACGAGAGAAGTAGAGACTCGCACAGAATCATGGTCACCACCAACTGTACTACCAGATCCAGATCCGCAAGATGGCTGGGTGTTTAGGTGGGTTAGAACCTCAACAGTGGGACAAGCTGACAATACCAATGTCTCCAAGAAACTCAGAAGCGGCTGGGAACCTGTGAAAGCAGAAGACCATCCAGAGATGATGATTAAGTCTGATCTGGATTCACGTTTCGGAGGAGAAGGAAACATTGAGGTTGGCGGGTTGTTGCTCTGTAAAATGCCAGAAGAAAAACTGAAGGCCAGAGGTGATTACATTAAAGGCGTAGCTGACAGACAGATTGATTCGATTGACAATAACTTTATGCGGGAAAACGATCCTCGTATGCCTGTCCTTGAATCGGAAAGGAAGACGAGGGTGGACTTTGGAAAAGGCGGCGGTTAGTCGCTTTTAATGTTTAACTTTTAAGGAGAGAATCAAATGGCTGGTTCAACTGACGCTCCTTATGGGATGATACAAGTAGGCATCCTTGGTCAGGGTTACAATACTGGTGGTCAAACCATGTATCCACTTGGATCAAACAACACTAATGCTATATATGCTGGGCAACCAGTAGCTATGGCGGCTGGTGTTCTTGTTCCAATTACTGCAACCCCAACCACGACATATGGTGCTTCTACAACACCCATAGGGGTCGCTTGTGGTTTTCGTTATGTAGACGGAAGCACAGGACAACTAACTTTTGCTAACAATCTTCCTGCAAGTGCGATGACAGCAGCGGGTCACACAGACGTACAGATTTATGTCTGGGACAACCCAAGAGCTATCTTCAAGGTTCAGGCAGATGCAGCAATGGCAAACACAGATCAAAACCTAAACTCTGCTTTGACAAATGTTACAGCGAATAATTCGCTTAACGGTCAAAGTAAGTTGACGGTTGATGCTGATGCCGCCACAACAAACTCACTCGCTGTTCGTATATATGGCTTATGGGAAGGTCCAGGTGTAGATTGGACTGACTCATTTCCAGATGTTCTTGTTACTTGGAACGCTGGAGTCCATGCATATGATCTTGCGACAGTAGCATAGGAGACTTGGGAAATGGCTATATCACGAGCGCAGATGCTGAAGGAGTTACTCCCAGGTCTTAATGCCTTGTTTGGTTTGACTTATGACACTTATGAAAATGAGGATCAGGAGATATATGAAACAGAATCTTCTGACCGATCTTTCGAGGAAGAGGTCAAGCCTC